GTCTCCATCAGGAATTGTTATAAATCTAAATAATTGGTACACCTTGAACCCTCGCAATTCAGATACGACCCACGGGGTTACTGGTGTTTGCCATTTTTCTTGGTAGAACCCTATAGTGTCCGTGTTGACAGCTGCTCTAAATGAAGGTAATGCTTGTAATTGACATCTCAATCCTCTTACATAACCTTTTTTCCAATAGTGTGTTAACATAGCAGGATAAGATTCCTCAACAAAAATAGGAACTTGTGTTTTGTCTCTATCAAAGTTACCAATTCCGTAAACTCTTTTTATATAATTTGTAGAAGTTTGGTTCATTGAAACATCAAACATTCTACTTGTACCTAATTTGTCTATTACTCTAACACCAAAATCAGCAAATGGATTGTTTAATACTTGACTCCATGTGTCTCCTGTACATACAAAAGATACATCAGTTGCTCCTGTTACTTCGTAAACCGGACCACCAGAAGATAAAGTACTTAACCCTCTAGAACGGAAAGTTGCAACTACTTGGTCGTGATATTCACAATAAGTATCGCCACTTAGTTGACACATAGTTATATTAGTAATACCAGTATATTGTGATTCTTGTACTGTTGTTCCAGTAATTGAAACATCATCAGCTACAGAATATACCCATTTTCCGTCTTTCATATGACGAGACCCTAAAGTTACCAACACCGAATATCCGTCATATCTATTGGAGGTTGAATTATAATCAAAGAAATTATACGTCCAAGTGTCGTTCTTATCACTACATTTATCAGCACAGTCACCTCCTAATCTATGGAATAATCCCCAACTCTTTACTGATGTCATCCACTCATAAGGTATTGGAGAGCTGTTTTCTGGATAATTAATTGAGTTACCTGAACAAGTACCAGAATATTCATCCCATTGATGACATCCGTATGACCAACCTAAAGTAGCGGCAGATAATGGTTGTGATGATGGAGTACCATTTAATGGTGCTGCATGTTGACCAACTAATCTTCCATTGGCATATGTATAAAACGCTTCTAAATCCGCTCTTAGTGTGGTAGTACTACCATTGTACATTTCGATTACGTTATCCATTCTAGAACCTAGAATTGGTACCAATGTACTAATGGCGTCGATTACATTCTCACCGGACGATGTAGTAACTGTATTAGTTGAAGCTGTAAAATTTGTCCCAAATTCAGCAGACACAAAACAATGTTCGGTCAAACCAGTATTTCCATCACAACATTGTGTTGTAGCACTCGCTGATTCATCTTTTGCCTCACATAAATGGTTTAATGTTGTACAATCTATATCACCTAAAGTTACAACAGACCAAGAAGGTCCAGCGTCATAACCCGAATAACCCAATACTCTTGTTACAAATAGTTGATTTGATTGTTGTAAATAAGCTTTAGCAATATACCCTAATTCGTATTTAGGTATTTGAGAACCTACATACTTTTCAGCACTTACACCACCAAAATATGTGGTAAAGTCACCGTAATTACTTATAAAAATCGGCTCAAAAGCCGGTCCTCTTAATGTTTCTCCTGCAAGTCCTAATGTAGTTACACCTACACTTTGCGACACGAAACTAAGGTCTTTCTCCGAAGTGTACACACCTGGTGAAACAAAAACTCTGTTAGAATTGTTAGCCATCTGTTATTTTTTTAATTGTTGTTTATTCTTTTTATTACTAATAAATATGATTCTCTTACCGAAAAGAATTACATAAAACTAGGTATTTATGATTAAGTAGGAATAAAGTATGACTATTTTCTACCTTACGACTATGAAAGATAAGAAACACATAAAAAACCTTAAAATTAAACCTGAAATACATAAGGTCTTAAAAGACTATTGTAATAATAATGGTTTAAAAATGTTTAAATTTGTAGAAAAACTAATATTAGAGAAATGTCAAACTAAAAAAGACATTTATGGGGACCTATAATTTATTACCACAAAACTCTATAGTAACTGGATAATATGGGTTTGTTGGTGTAACACTTAAATTTAAAAGGTCGCCATCACTAATTTCTATTATTTTATCATAATCTACACCTAGTAATGTCCCATTTTGGAATACACTATATTGACTTACATTACTTTGAGTTGCAATTTGTAAATTAATGCTATATTCATAACTTTGACTTACCGAATGGGAAGTGGTGATAGTATACCCAGTACTAGAAATTCCTGTACTCCCGTTAGTACAAGTTGTGCCAGTATCCCCATTATTTGTACACCCACTGTAGAAATCCCAAGACATACAAATCTCATCTGGATTTTCTTCATTTATGCTATGCGGTCGTGACTTTTTATTCTTTAACCCAGTTTCAAAAAGTAACATAGACCGGGAAATAGCCGGAGTAATCTCAAACTCTTCCTCGTCAATCAAAAATCCTTGCATTTGAAACGTGTAGTTTTGCATGTAGTATTTTCTGCTTTCTAGGTCGGAGATTTGACTTTCGTCACTTATCGACTCCAAAATGATTGGTATGTAGTGTCCCTTTACAAATGTATAAGCTTGTCTTGAACTAAATTTTTGTAGTACAACCCTATTAAATTGGTTTAATTCTCTCATCCTATTACAAACTAATCTAACCTCGTATGTTATATCTATAGGAACTGGTTGGGGTATCTTATATAAATCCATTCCTTTTCTCTGCCCGTCCCAGGTAGGCACTTTGGCATAGTGAAAGGTTTTTCTATTAGGTATAGTGTACTGTAGTGACGGGTTTGTCCCAAACTGAACGTCAGGTTTTCTGACTACACAAACAAAAGGTAGTGTTACGTTCTCATCCCCATCTACAAATTTCCATGTGTTAGTAAACTCTCCCCATCTTTGTGTGGTTAAAATTTGTTTAATTACTGGTACTTTTTTTCCTTTTAAGGTTACTGGAATTTCTTGCATTACAAAATCTAACATACCTAAATCTAAATCCGCATGCAAAACACTTTTAGGTAAGTAAGTCCCATCGTTCGTTATTAATTCAGCTAATTGTTTTCTTCGTTCAGGTGTGGTACTGCCATTATACCCGTATGGGTAATTCTGTTGGTTCCTTACCACAGGATACATATCTAACGTTTTTTTTACTTTTTTAGGTATTGCCATTTTATATTCCTTTAAATTCGTTAGGTTGTGTTGGTACACATACTATAGTTCTATAGAATGCTTTATATCCTAGTATTGTATGTGCATTATCTGATGTTACTTTACCGTCATTTGCAACCGTATAGTAATTAACTTTATCTTCAGATTCTGCGTATCCCACATAATCTCCATATCGTACATCAATGTCTAATTCCTCTAAATGTTTTTTATATACATTCACTATAAGGTTACCAGGTTCGTTATATCTTGCAAGTCCTGACGCGTATGAAGAATTTGTTGGTTCGGCAATTTGTACGTAAGCTTTAAATTCGACAGGTGGGAAATATCTTATTTCTTCTGGGGAGGCTTCACCGTAAACATCATACGTATTTGTTTTCTCTCTGTCTACCCTATATAATACTAGAGTAAAATTTAACCAACCATGTAACCATTCCATGCCCATTCTCTCCTGAAGATTATAATCCTCAGAACCAAAAAATTTATTTACCCTAGTTATGGGTATTTTTTTATCACTCATGACTGCTTTTTATTTATAAATATCATATAAAGCCTTATATTTATCTTGAGAAAATTATAGATTTTGGAAGTTAGAATACCTGAAAGAGAAGCATCCGTAATACTGGAATCATATTCTGGAGCAAATAACTATATCCTAGAAATAAAAGATAGGTGTAAAAGCAGATACTATAAACTAAGTAGAAACCAATCAGAATACATTATAGAACATAAAAACACCATTCCTAAGATTGCGAGAAAGTGGGTTAAAGTTGACACATATTATGGTATACAGTTACAAAAAAAGAAACTACTGACTACGACACCAACACAAATATGGGTGGAAAAGATTTTAGTGGAACAAGATAAGTCATACCAAATATGGGGAAAAGTTTTAGAAAATGAGGAGTTTTATAGTTTTTGGGTTCCAAAATCACAAATAGCACCTACACACACCAAAAAGGTAAAAGTTGACTACACTCCATTTATTCATCGTCCACCACTTCCACACCAAGAAATAGCGGTAGAACGTTTATTATCTAATGAAAAATATATCTTAGCTGATGATATGGGTTTAGGTAAAACAACTTCTGCGGTTATCGCGTCTATTGTTCAGAAATCTAAAAAAACTTTAATTATATGCCCGGCCTCCCTTAAATTAAATTGGAAAAAGGAAATTGAGAATTATTTTAAAGGTTCTATCGGTATTGTTGATGGTAAAGCTTGGGTGGGTGGTGATTACATAATTATAAATTATGACATATTAAAAAATTTCCATTCTTTAGATAACAATAAAAAAAGAGAGATTCTAGATAGTAAGTTTGACTTGGTGATTATTGATGAAGCCCATTATATTTCTAATTCTAAAGCTCAACGTACTAAGATAGTCAACCAAATTACTAACAAAATAAAAAATGTTTGGTTATTATCTGGTACTCCTATGACGTCTAGACCTATTAATTATTACAATCTTTTAAATATCGTTGAGAGTAGGGCAACTACTAATTGGGTTGGTTATGTTTTGAGGTATTGTGCTGGTAGACAGTTTCGTGGTCCAGGTGGTAGGAAAATATGGGATGTAAATGGAGCTTCTAATTTAGATGAACTGAGGGAACGAACCAAAGACAAAGTACTAAGAAGATTAAAAGAAGAGGTTATTGATTTACCAGATAAAATCATAACCCCACTCTACCAAGAACTAAAATCTAAAGAATATGAAAAAGAAGTTGGTGAGTATGTTGATTGGTCTGATGAAAATAAGAATCAGGGCATTGCTATTCATCTAGCTAAACTTATGAAAGTAAGACAAATAATAGCAAACGATAAATTAGATATTACTTGTGAGTTAATATCCCAAGCTCTGGAACAGGAAAAGAAAGTTATTGTTTTCACTAATTTTACAGCTCCTCTTATGGCAATACACGAAAAATTTAAAAAGAATTCGGTTGTCCTTCATGGTAGTCAAAAAAAAGAAGAACGACAAAAAAGTGTAGACGACTTCCAGACAGACCCAAACGCTAAAGTTTTTATCTCTAATTTAAAAGCTGGTGGTGTGGGGATAACCCTTACCGCTGCGGAGGTAGTTATTATGAATGATTTAAGTTTTGTACCTTCCGACCATTCACAAGCAGAAGACCGAGCTTTTAGAATAGGTCAGAAAAAAAATGTGTCTATCTTATATCCTCTGTATGAAAATACAATAGAACAAATAATTTATAACATCTTACAAAAGAAAAAAAATATAATAGATACTGTTATGGGGGACAATATCTCAGACAACGACATATTCCAAGAAATACTAAGTGAATTGAAGACATTCTAAGGTATTTATTGTTATAGAAAAATAACTATTTATAAATAAAGATATGCCCACAATAATAACAACTACAGAAAGAACCAAA